CGGGAGAGTGAGCGCGTCACAGCAAGACTGTGACTTCTAGGTGATCTCCCCACACAACCACTAGTGTGGCCGTGTCACGTCGCTGTTAATAACCGACGTGGCCCCACCCGAGTTTTATGTCGACGACTCGGGGGCGTCCAGAACGCCGCAAGTGCTGTGGATCAGCATCAACGATCCACTGAGTTCTATCCTCGAGTGAGGATAGGCACTTGCGCAAGGCAGGCCAGTCCGAAATCTCATTGAATGGGATTACGGGCCGGATCATCCATCCCTTAACCTTAGGGATGGAGTTCTTCATCTTGGCCTCCAATATTGCAGGAGTCCAAGACAACCTACCAAGTACAGGAGACGAATCTTCCACAACAGGAAAATGCGTGAGAAGTGCTTGCATTCGACTGTCAAGAAGATCAACCGGAGACTCAAAACCAGCGAGAAAGAGCTGGTTTCTGAGTGCAACAGTTGAAATGATCTCCTGAACGTCCTTCCGTGATGAGGGAAGAGCACGACGGACACGGACAATCGAAACGTCTGTTCCGTCATAGTACTCCCTCCCGCAAGACTCCCGGAATTTGCCATTCCAAAAGGACTTGCGATGGTTTACCTTGAGACCAAAGTACTCAAGGCTAGCAATCACGGAGCGCACATGTTCCACGGGGACAATGATATCGTCCCCGAAGACACGCACCCTCCCAACGAATGACTTAATGTCACGTCGGGTGAGATAGCGTCCTAAGCTATGCTCTATGCCAACAAAGATGGCAGTAAGAAAAACTGCCGCCTCCATTGGGAAGCACATAGCTGAACCCATCGACGCAAACTTAGCGAGAGTTAAAACCTCTCCACTAGGTAGCTTCGCACGGGTGCTCCTGCAAGCAAAAACAGCGTCATGAAAATGACGATGGTTCCGCAGCAGTTGCGACACGCACGTAGATGAGACTCTATCGGAAGCCTCACTCAGATCGAGTGTGGCTAGATCTCCCCTTCGGGAGCCCTGTCTGGCCAAGCGCTGGTTTGGCGTTTGATCATCCAGGCCGATAAAGCTATCAAGCATAGTATGCTTGATAGCATCACGGAAGGACCGCAATAGAGCTTGTTGCGAATACATCATCGCCGTAGGCTCAACCGCGATTATCCTAGGAGTTTTCATCGTCTTAGGGACCGAGATCACTTTAACAGGGATCTCGTTCTCGGGTTCAAGGAAGTCGACCTCCCCTAACTGCTCCCAGAAGGACCAGTTGGGTAGAACCATCTCCCCGTAAGGGAAGTACGGTTCGAGGCGCACGGGCCATTGCGTTTGGTGAAACTTTTGATTGCCGATTAGGCGATCAGCAGTCGCACCAGGTCCGTGCTTCGGCTTAAGCCTTCCATCGTAGACATCCAAGTCCACTTTGGAAAAGGCGGATCCGAACAACAACGTGGACAGGGCTCGAAATCGTCTGAAATCGACCTTATCCATTCGTTGTCTGACTTCCTGTTCACACTCGACATACTCAGCAAAAGCCCTTCGCACTCGCTTGGGGCTACAGTCGAGGAGAATCTTGCTAAAGAGCAGCGTAAGCTGCCGAATAGCTTGAATCACCTCGGCGTCCGGGTTGTCGAGTAGGACGCCGCTCTTACGATCGAACACGCGACAAGAGAAACCCTGTAGAAATGCAGGGAGCCTCCCGTTTTTCTTGAAAGACAGAAAAACGTCGTTGTCTACCCTACCTCGCTCAAGACTAAGTTCAAAGTCTTTTGCGAAAGAGGGTAAGGTTATCGTTAAAAAAGATAACCCTTCGTGCTTCGACCGATCCTGGACAGTTTTAATGTCCTGGTGGGCGCTAGTGCAACATAGCACCGCCAGATCTTTGGCGATGGAGTTCCAGAGCAGCATTAGGCTTTTCACGTTACCTCCTGATAGAGGATGACGGTCCTAGCCGATGCTACACTCCCTGATCAGCAGACGGAGGAATCACGAAGACTGGGTTAGCTTTCGCCTCCCAGCAACTTCGTGAGGATTGCGTCTGTGGATGCGCTCCACGTGGTCTTCAGACCATTGAAGAGCGACTTCTGATCCGCGACAGAGAACTGCCCAGCAGACGGGACATCGAACACCAAGTAGCAGGACATGCTACGAGGCGACGTTGTACCCGACGTGAGGGTAGACGCTGCGTTGTCGCTGTAGTCACAGCGAAGGGTCCTCCGGATCCGCTTCCCGAACTGATGGGAAGCGGTGACCGTGAGGAGAGAGCCTGCATTCACGGTGAGAGGTCCGGCACGGTAAACGGAAACGAAGCCCTGCGTCGAAACGCGAGGCAGCGAGACCGCACCGGCGTCGAACGACGCACCGGGAGTGAGGCTCAGGGGTTCAGTGAACATCGACGTGCTCCTTTTGCGTTGGTGGGCAGTGAACTACCGCACGACTCTGGTGATTCCAAGAGCCGTCGTTATGGCGAGCTGGACGGGTGACAACCCGTCCCAACTTACACCAAAACCGAAGGGATTCGCCTGTATTCTCTTACGCACAATACTCTTGAGCGTAATCGAACGCGGGACGGGCCAAGGCTGCGGAATTCTCGCAGCGTCCGCACCAGTAGGAACAAAGGTGCGTTGCCCTGCACTATAGACATCGGTCATGGTAGTTTCCTCCATGACGTATCCATAGCGCAGAATCGTGCCGTAGGTGATCAGCGCCTGAAGGTTCTTAACAAGAGCCCCAGCATCGCTAAACCAATCTACGGCCCAGCTCCAAGGTGCGAGCTGCCACATCGTGTTCAGATCCGGCTTAGCTCCATAAATCAGCTGAGCCTTAAGCCTTTGCCGATCAATGTCGCTCTGGGTGTCAAACCAGTGCGGCAAATGGTAAGTAAAGGCTCCCTTGAACCAGATCTTCCGTTCAAGAGTCCGATCACGACGGGTTTCCCACACCGGGAGACAACTTGCAAAAGCGTTCGGATAGCCCCACTTCACATAGTCAGTTGGGTCCGTTGAACGGGCCATGACCGGCGAAGCGATGCCATTTAGAATGCTTGAGCTTGTTGTCTTCTCCTCGGGAAATGCGTATCCGCGACGAACGTTCCTACCAGCATCACGAAGAAACTGGCGGTAGCGTCGTTCCAGCTTGTGCGTCGCTTTCACAAAGCTATGCACATCGCTGATAGTTGGTAGAAGTCCGAACTCCAGATTCAAGAACTCATCTGCAGAACGGGCAACCACCTCGAGTGCTTTGAGGCGGCTCTTCCAAAGGGCAACACCCGGAATGCTGGGTACGTCCTGGAGAAGTTCTCCAATTGCGGAGGCAGCATTGGCAATCTGATTGCTAGGAGACACAGC